AGCCATTGCTTCTTGCTCATGTTTACTTCTTTTGGGCTTTTTTGTCATATAAGCTGAATTAAAGGTTTTTTGTTCTCAACATGGTCTAAAGCTGCTTGCCAGGCTTGAGTCCACAGATTAAGAGCTGTAGATCCTTCATAAAAGAAATCAGGATAAACAGCAAAAAACGCTTCTTCACAATCATCTGATGGAACTTTTACGTTTCCAGCAAAAGGTATATCTTCACTTGTCATTATCTTTTCCGATTAAATACCAAATAATAAAGGCGAAGCCAATCATTACAATGGCTGAAAAAAGCATAGATATATCATCCATGATTAGCAAAACTTTTGTGATATTTGTTTCTAGCTTCTTGTGCCACTAAATCAGCTAATTCAACATCTTTGAAATTACCAATAGAAATAGTTTTTTTATTTACTTTAATAGTAACAACCCATTTTTTATGGGTTTTGCACCAATGTACATTTTTAAAACCTGATTTATTATTTTTTTGAATTTTTTTGTTTTGTCCATTTTCAATAGTTGATGCTGGTCGTAAGTTTTCTATTCTATTATCTGTTTTAATGCAATTTATATGGTCAACTTCTTTTGGCAAAAAACCATAATGCATCATAAAAATTATTCTACTTTGAAAATAACTTTTTTTATTAATTGTTACTTTTTTATAACCTTTAGAATCAATTTGCTTACAAATTGAACCAGCCTTTACATTTTTAGCAACATCAATTTTCCAATACAAGTTGCCATCCTCATATTGAAAAATTTCATGTAAATATTCTTTTGTAAACATATTACATTTTTTTCTTTTTAATGCCTTCAGATCTACGAAGATCATGAGAATGTAGTTTTTTTCCTACAGACTTTGGAACTTCTCCAGCTTTTTCAGCTACTTTTGCTGCTACTTTACGAGTAACAATCCTACCATTAGAAAGCTCAAATTCATGCTTTGCGCCTTTGGCAGCTTTACCAGCCATCTTTTTAAGCTCATCATGGCTGTAAGCTTTTGACTTAGCCACAATAACTTTTCCAGACTTTTCTTTAATGGCTGGTTCTTTTACTGTTAGTTTTTTAGTTGCCATTATTTAATCCTAAAAATTTTATTAAGTTTAAGAGTACCTTCATACTCAATTTTGCCTTGAGCATCTAAAGAACGCAATGGAAGCTCTTGAAAGTATTTCCATTTGTCTTTGTATGACTGAATCTCAGATGGAGGAACCCATCCAGCTTTTCTCCAGCGCAAAGTAATGTCAGTACCACTTGCAGTCCAAATATGTTCGTTCATACGGCCTCCTTAAAAAACTCTGATTGATCCAGGTGGGCAAGAATAGCCTGAATAAACAAATACAGCTCCAGCAGGGGTTTTACAAGTAATTACTTGTTGCTGACCATAAGCTGTAACTGCAATAAAAGCAAATAAAACTCCGATTAACTTTTTCATTATTTTTCCTTAGAATGGAATATCAGATTCAAGATCAGCCAAATTAGCTGGTTTAGGCTGGTCAGTCTTTTCTTCAGGTTCATTTAGATAACCCCAAATAGCCCCTTCTTTCATTCCTAATAACGGAATTAATTCAAGCTTAAACATTAAATCACCTTTTTTAGTTTCTGTGACTATGCCTATGGTTTGATACCTTTTTTTTGGCTCTCCAGCTTTGTCTGAATATTCCGATACTGGTGCTTTTAAATAATATTTAATTCCCATAATTACATCCCTTTCTTGGTTTCATAAGACTTCTTAATACAACACGCTTCAAAAAAATCGTTAACTGTTACATTTAAAATGAGCTTTTTATTTCTTCTAATACGAACCCTATAAGATCCATATTCCCTAATTTCTATACCTTTAATTTTTAATTTGTTGCTTTTAAACAATCTTCTGTTAATTGCCTGTTCATTCCTATTGGCCCATCGACAGTTATCTTTTGAATACCCCAAATCATTGTTTATTCGTTCTATAGTCATTCCAGCACCACGAATTCCCATGTCTTTTAAAAATTGATCAAAAGACAAACGCCATTCTTTACTAACGCTAATTCCTCTAGCCCCATAGTTATAAAAATATTTATTTTTTGGGTTTTCGCATCTTTGAATCATTGCTGCCCAAACCCAATAAAGTTGTTTTTTCATCTATTTCTCATAAGATCGACTTCTATCTCAACTTCTGCAAGAAAATTTTTTACTTCAAATTCCATTTCTTTAATAAATTCTTCATCCCTAAAGACACGTTTTATGTATAACTGGCTACGTTCTGGCATACGAGGATCAAAAGAAACGTAATCGTTCCATTCTCTGCCTGTGCAAGTTAATTGCGCTTGCATTTGGATCCAATATTTTTTAGGTATTTCATTCAATTTGATAGTTTCCCAATGACCAGCAGAATTCCTACACTTAATTTCCACAAGGCCCCTATCAGAAACAAGCCCATCAGGGCTACAGCCAAACCACTCAATACTAGGATGGTCGATGAAAGCGACTTGATCGACAAAATTATTGGTATTGACTTCATAAGCTACCCTTGCTTGAGGCTCTGTTTGAGTACCCCATTCCATTGCTGCATTGGTGTAAGATTCTTGAATGATGCCTGTAGTACGCTGTAAGGCTAATTCAATAAGGTAATTCTGCCTTGAAGCAGATGGCCCTGTTTTAGTCTTAGCTAATATGTCGGCTACTCTAGAAGCCGTTACTTTGCCAGCTCTTAACGCAAACCACTCTGGACTGCCTTGTTCTATTGTCATTTCTCTTGTGCCTTTTTATGTTTAGATAAAGCATCTACCAAAACAATGCCTATTTCATTGTCCCAAACTGTATTTTGACCATCACTCCAACCTTCTTGGGTATAAATAACTTCTTGGTCATAGTTAATATCGTAGGTAACTCTTGACCTACTAACTCGTTTTTGGGTGCATAAATCTTCACGCATTTCAGTTAGGCTCATTTCTCTTCCTTAACTAAATCTAGCAATGATATAAACAATAACTGCACCAAGTAACCACCATTTAAAACTGCCATCAAATACCCAGTTTATAAAGTTCATTTCTCTTGTGCCTTTCTTAGTATTGCTCTAGCAAATGCAATCATGTCAGGAATACTGCAATCTTCACCAATCCAACATTCATCCAATCCAAGAACACCTTTAATTTCAAAGTCTGTTAGTGTCTTTGCTGGTGGTTTTTTCCATAACACTTCCACAATCCTATGCTCATCATCTGTATAAGTAACAGCTAGTAGTTCACCTGTTTCTTTACTTTTTTGAAGTGATAGGTGTAGTTCTTTTGCTGGATGGGCGTAGAGTGGCACAACATCGTGAAATTCATCACCATAATTTAAATTGCTTTTATCCCAATCTAAATTATTAGGCTCGCCCTTATAAGTTTCCATCCATGCTATTGGTTCATTCATATTCCACCCAATCTAATCGCTAATCGTATAAATGCCATCAAAATGACTGAGGCAATAACTAATGTTGCTATAGCTACTTTGTCAGCCCAGGTCATGCTTGCAATGCCATTAAAGTGCCTTTTTGCAAATCTTTAGCATTAGCAATCTTTTCTACTGCGGATTTATCTTTGCTAAGAGCTGCATAAGCTTTGCCATATACGGCTTTTAATTCATCAATATTGGTGCAATTCATAATGATATCTACCCATAATTGAATTTCTGCTGTTAAATCTACACTTTCTTCTTCTGGCAAATCTTCACCAGAATAAATATACAAAGCCAAACCATGAAGGGCTATAGCTTTAACTAGGCATCGTTGCATTGCGGTATTTACTGCCATTGCATCAGGATTGGCAATAGCTTTGTTCTGATTGTTAATGACAGGCATTTGAGCTGTCATTGTTTTGCCAAAAGCGGTTACTGAGCAAAAAACCATTAATGTTTCAGCAAAGTAAACTGGATCTCCATAAGTCCAGGTAGCTTGAGGATCTTGTTGAAGGAGCTGGTCAACAGCCCAAGACCAGCTTAAATAAGTGAACTTACCTTTTTTTTCAGTATGTTCATTTACGTTAATTTTGCGTAGTTCTAAAAATTTAGTCATCACTTTTCCTTAGTCGTTAATTTCAAATTCAGCTACTTTTTTGGCATGACCTTCCATGTATTCACAAGCCATTGAAATTAGTTTTTTACCTAATTGCTCGTAATCACCTGAATCAATAACATCTTGCAAAGCTTGAGAATCATTAACTCCCATTTCACTTAAAGCTTCAGAAATAGCCCCTGAAGTTCTATAGTCAAATTTGCCACCAACTTTTAAGAGTTGCCAGGTACGTTCCTCAATCTCATCAGAACGATCATCGTAATCATCAGGCTCGTAGTAAGCATCAGCTCTGTTCATTCCCATGTTAAACACCTAGTGCAAACATCGCACCCAATAGGATTCCTAAAAGAATTACGCCTACCCAATCAATTAATGTTGTTTTCATCACTTATTCCTTAAACTTTAAAATCATCGGTTGCCATAGATTTAAACAAATCTACCATTCTCAAAATGTCTTTATGGGACATATTTGTTCCTGTGGCTTCTTTAACTAAATCACGAATGTCCTCAATTTGCGATTGAGTAATTTCATAGCGGTCAGGAGTTGTCCAAACATACTCTGCA